AACGTCTCGGCTATCGGGCTCGGCGACTTCAGCTGATGTTCGCCGGGCGGTGGCCGTGCATCGCGGCCCTCTGCGCAACAGATAGTGGGTGGGTGGGGCCTGGAATCACCACGCCCATCCTCGGGGACCGCTACGACGGGGTTACCCTCGTCCCCGATACGGCGACGACGCCGAAATACTCGATCGACTTCGTTGATGCCTACCCGACCGGGGGCGGCGTTGGCGACACGTTGCAGGGACGCTGGGGCACCAGCGAGGCTGCGGCGGCGGCGATGACGCCAGAGGAATACACGGTCGACGAAAGCTGGTGGGTCGACGGCGTGGACCAGATGCCTGACCTGACCACCTTTTGCATCGCCCAGGCGGAAAGCACCACGGTCCATTTTCAGGTCAAAGTCGTTCGCGGCGCGAGCGAGAGTGGCTGGTCGAACTTCCGCACCTTCGTGCGCGGCTCAGAGACCGAAACCGCCTCCAGCTGGGCGACTACCACCGGGCAGCACAAATCGACATGGATGACCGTCAACGGGACGGGCAACCTTGTCGCTACCGGAACCAACGGCTTCACCAACGCGCCTACATCTGTCCGGGCGACGCAGGCCCGCACAGGAAAGCGTCAATTCGAGCTCACTATCACCACGCGCGGCGGCACCGATGCATGGCATATCGGCGTTGATGAAGGGTCCGACTACTTCGGCGACGGAGGGACGACCAACTACACCCGCCCCGGCAGGAACGACTCTACCGGGGTCACACTCAAGGTCACGACGGGCTCTGGCACTTGGCAAATCTCGCACGGCGGAGCGGTGCAGCAGTCCGGCACGGAAACCGGCGCATGGGCGGCCGGCGACAAGATGGCCTGCGAGTTCGACGCCGTCGCTGGGACAGTCTCCTTCTATACGTCGAAAGCTTCGGTTTCCAGCGGGGCTTGGACGCAGAGGGGCACAACCGTCACCGGGATAAGCCTGTCCAGCTGGTACGCCAACATGGCGCTCGAAGACAACGACGTCGTCACCGCCAAGTTCGACAGCGGGCAGAGCCACACTCTCAGCAGCGGCTATCTGCCATATGACAATCTGTAGGGGTTTTCTGCCTATGAACCGTCCATTCCGGTTCCTGGCTGTGTTTCTCGCGCTTTTCGCGTCAAGCCAGGCTGCGGCTCAAAGCTGGACCGTGGGCGAGGTCGAGCCCGAATGGCAGAGCAGCACGGCCTGGGTGCCGCCGATACCGCCGGACAGCGCCCATCCGGCCGATGCCTACGAGCCGGCCGTAGATGACCAGGACGGCTACACCCGCTCGCTGTGGATATCGAGCACCAATGATCGCGACGACATTGGCCTTCCCGGCGGGGACGGCAAGTTCCGCACCGTCTGCCACGCGACGTTCACCAAGCGCGCCGATCCGATCCTCACCCGGGGGCAGTATCCGGCGGGGCATGACCACACCTTCATCGGCCCGATCGATCCTTACGTAATCGAGAACGTTGAGGACTTCGATTACCAAATGGGCCGGGACTACCCCGGCTCAGCCTGCGATGGCGGGCCGCTCAACACGACACTGTATTGGGAGCCTTCGGTCAAGGATGCTCGCCACGGCCTGAAGCTGACGGTCATCCCGAGCATCGTCAATTTCTACTACACGCACTCCGGCGCTGACGGGCCAGAAACCACGCGGCTGCGGCGCAACTATCGCTTCATCGGCGGCACCAATCCATCGGATTACAACGACACAGCAGTACGCGCGGAGCACACCGCGGCGGGGCTGCTCTATCCCGGCTCGCCCGACACGCCAGCGGGTTTCGGCGGCATCCAGTGCTTTGTCGGGGGCGTCGGGCAAACGGTCGTCGGTGATGCCCGGCTGAGGTACGACCACGGCGGTTACCACACCACTGAGGCCCGCTATCTCAAGGGGCCGAACGGCGAAGACCCGTGGAATGGTGCCTGCACCGCCGGCGAGATCGTCGTCCTGGTCAACGCGCAGGATTGTTGGGACGGGACCAACCTCAGCTCGCCGAACGGGCGCCAGCATGTGCGCTATTCTACTCGAGCCGGCGACAACGACCCGCCCGATGGCCAGTGCCCCGACAATTACGTCAAGGTGCTGCACTTCGAGACCAAGGTTCACTTCGAGCACAACGGGTGGGAAGAGGACCTCCAATACTGGTACATGTCGAGCGACCGGATGAATTCTCCGGGGACGCCCGGCGATCCTACGAGCCTCGACCCTTGCCGCCAGACCGGGCCGTGGTTCTGCTCGTTCTCGACCGCACACTTCGACTGGTGGGGCTCGTGGGACGATACCGTCCTTGAGCTATGGGAGCGTAATTGCGGCGGCCTGACCATCGACGGGATCACCACGAATTATGCGGACTGCGGCACAAGCGCGATCGATGACAACGCCACGCTGAAGTACGGGACCACCCCCCCACCTGAAGCCGGTCTGTCGACCGACCCGGTTCGCTCGCTTGATGTGGTTACCGCGAGCAACAGCACCGAAGGACTGCGGTACTTCGCGGTCAATCCGGATGACGAGAACCAGGACGCGCTCCACCTCCACGGCCCGTTCGTGATCGTCCATGAGGGCGACAGCATCTCCGACGACTTCGTGGGGTACTTCGCCGGCTATTTTGAGAACCAGCATCCCGAACTCGACTACACCAACCTCTCAGTTGGCGGCTCGGGCATCTCAACCCTTCTCGCGCGTAGGGACGCAGTCCTCGCGCTGGAGCCGGATCTGTTCACCGTCTTCATCGGCGCGAACGACCTTGGCGCCGCGGCGACGGCGCAGGACTTCGTTGATGATCTGCTAGACTACATCGCGCCGATCCGCGCGCAGGGTGCCAAGGTGCTGGTGGGGACGAACCTGCCGATCTACCTCTCAGGCAATCCGACCTACACCGCCGCCCATAACGCGCTGACGGACCCCGTCGCCGACCTCCTCAATGCGCAGGTTGGCGTTACGATCGACGGCGTGTTCGACTTCGAGGCATCCCCAGTCATGGGGCCGGCCGCGGCCGCGCAGGATACCGACCTGTATTCCGATGGTGTCCACCCGACCGGCCGGAACGGCACCGATGGCGGGCATGACTACCTCTATACGATTTACCGTAACGCGATCACGCCGTTCCTGCCGTGAGGCTAGCGCGCGAGGTAGGACAGGGTGTGATCGAGCTCCGGCGCCGGGGCAGTAACACCAGCGGCGCAGAGTAAGGCTAGCGCGGCCAACAAGGCCCATTTCGAAGCTTCGGCGATACGCATGCGGGTTCCCCTGAACACAGGGGGCGCACTCTACCATCACGCACGGGAGAAGTCATGCAAAAGATGATCTTCTGTGTCTGGTCGGGACGGTAATGGCCTATTACCCGTTCGGGCCGCTCGCGCCCGACCTCAACCCGCGGTTGAACGATGACAAGATGCGGGTGGCTGACGGGGTCTATCCCGCTCCCGATGGCTACCGCCCTGTCGGCCAGTGGGCCGAGGTCTATTCAAGCATAGGCTCCACCCCCAAAGGCGGGGCCACGTTCGTCAGCCCGCAGGGGACGACCTCGATCATCGCCGGCACCTCGACGGCCCTGTTCCGGGGTTGGGAGGGCGCCTGGGAAGAGCTGAGCAACGGCTACTCGATCCAGGACGGGCAGCGATGGCGGTTCGCGCAGTTCGGCGGTGTGGCCATCGCCACCAACGGCACCGACCCGATGCAGAAGATCGACCTCGAGGAAATGACGGTGTCCGCGCTCGGAGGCGAGCCGCCGAAGTTTGAGGCGCTGGGGGTGGTCAAGGGCTTCCTCATCGGCACGGTGATGGACGGCGATGTCATGACCCTCGCCTGGTCTGGCGCGTTCAATGCCGAAAGTTGGGAGTTCGGTTTCAATCAATCGGATTACTACACCCTGCCGAGCGGGGGGCGGATCAACGGCATCCTCTCAGGCGAATACGGCATCATCCTGCAAAGGAACCGGATCGTCCGGCTCGACTACGTCGGCGGCAACCTGATTTTCGATCCCAACGAGGTCTCATCGAACATCGGCTGTGTGTCGGTGCATTCGGTAGCGCAGGAAGGCAATCTCGGCTTCTTCTATTCCGACGAAGGTTTCATGATGTGGGACGGCGCTGGCCCGGTTCCCATCGGGCGCGAGTGGGTCGATGCCGAGTTTCGCGCCGCCTACTCGGTGACGGATTGGGATGGCGCCTCGACCGCGATCGATCCCGTCAGGGGTGTCGTCAAGTGGTCGATGGGCGACAAGCTCTACTGCTTCGATTGGGTCAACAAGAAGTGGTCCACGATCACCTACGCCGCACCGATCATCTTCGGCGGCGTAACCAAGGGCCTGTCGATCGACGAAGACGACCCCGACGTGCCTCTGGATACCGACATCGACGGCGCCGGCCTGCCGTCGTTCGATGACGAAAGCTACGCGGGCGGAAACCCGCGCCTCTATGTCTTCAGTTCCGGGTCGGCCCTGGGAGCGTTCACCGGGACGCCTATGGCGGCAACGCTGACGACCAACGACCTCGAGCCCATTCCCGGCCGGCGCACCAACCTCAATTTCGTCCGCCCCGATATCGATTGCTCTAGCGGAATCACGGTGACCATCGGCACCAAGCAGCGGCTTGCCGACGCGCTTTCCTCGTCCGCGTTCAGCACCATGCAGGCGAGCGGGGATATGCCCGTTCGGACGTCGGGCCGGTATAACCGGGTCACCGTGGCCGTGGCCGCCGGCACGAGCTGGACGCATGCCAAGGGCATCGAGCTTATGGGCTCCGCTGGAGCGGGCCGGTAATGGCCATTTACGCCTACATCTGCGCCAGGACGACTGCCGACTTCATCGTGCCCCCCACGGCCTCGTCGCAGGCAGAGTTCAACCGCAAGGTGCACAACGCTTTTACCGGGCTGGTCGGCGGAGTAATGCGGGTCGGGGACATCAAGCTTCGCCCGACACAAGGGACGGTGCCGTTCCACTTGCTTTGCGACGGTAGCACGGTCTCGCGTCTTGATTATCC